TCAGTTCGAGACAATGCAGTCCTCAAAACGTGCCTTTGGACGTAAGAAACAGCAAAACATCAAGGATAAAATCAGCTTTATGATTTATCACGGTTTAATCAAAATTGTTGAGTGATGAAAGTAGAATATTACATTATATAGAAGTTGAAAACGTGCCACACATTTGGGCGGTTACGTTTGATGAATGTAAAAAGGAAATGCAGCCTATTATTCCTAAATTTATTATGGTTCATAATGATTTATCGAATGATGATCTAATTTTTGTCGATAACACTTTATTAGACAGAAAGCCAGAAAAAATTATAGACGGTGTTAACGGTGGTATTGCAGATAGCTTTATTCAAGTTGGATTTTGGAGAGTTAAAGATAAAAACACAAGTAATCGCGATTACGCATTAAGCGCTTAATAATATGAAAGAACTTCAAACCAAATTAAACAAACTCCTAGAGCTTCAAGAAAGCTATTGCTACATAGCCAGAAACGATGAAGCCTTGAATGATGAAATCCGAGAGCTACAACGAAAAATTAGAGAATTTAAACAATAACCATTGCTAACAGATGCCGAAATACTGGAACTCGACACTCTTTTGAAAGAAAGAGAAATCGATATGTCGCGTAATAGGCTTTGCGTTTTAAATGAAGATACCAATCCAAACTATACACTGCTGTATAATGCTATTTCAAGTCAGGAATATGACGAAAAAGGCGAATTGGTTAAGGGTTTTCGAGGTGCTGGTTTAGAAGGTTCCTCACGTTCTGGAAAAACTTGGTCCGGTGTAGATATTATAATTTGGCTTTGCCTTTATGTAGAAACAAACGGATGCACAATCAATATTTATCGTGAAACCTATAACGAATTCAAAACAACGCTTTATGATGATTTCAAACGTAGGCTAGATGATTACGGACTTCCAAATAAATTTCACGATGCCGAAGAAGTCAAAAGCTTTAAAATAGGCAAATCAAAAATCCATTTCATCGGTGATGGAAAACACGGTGGAGGTTGTGATTATGCTTTCTTCAATGAGGTAATGTTCATTAAGAAATCAGTTTTTAGTCAAGTGGTAATGCGTTGTAGAAAATTTTGGTGGGCTGACTACAACCCATCATTCACAGACCACTGGTTTTTTGATAATGCTTTGACTCGTTCAGATGTTGCTTTCCTTAGAACTACATTCAATGATAATAAATTCATCTCTCCACAAGAAAAGCACGAAATTATAATTACTGAACCTTGGAAGCCTGGTTCCTATATCGTGAAAGATAGTTTGATTCAATGCTATAATAAAGCCACCGGAAAGGTTGAGTCAATCAGTAAAACGAACCAACCGCCACCACATCCAACGAATATCACCAATGGTACAGCTGATGAAGATTATTGGAAAATCTACGGTTTAGGGCTTCGAGGTGCAATGAAAGGATTGATATTTCCCAATGTGTTTTGGATTGATAAATTCCCTGAAGACAAAGCTCCAATTTATCCAAATGACTTTGGCTTTACAACGGATCCAAACACGCTGGTAAGATATGCAGAAGATGAATATAACATTTGGATTGAGCCTTTGAGTTACGAACCAATTGAAACTCCTTCTGCGCTTTCTGAATTATTGAAAAGTTTAAAAATAGACCCAGCCAAAGATATTATTCCTTGCGATTCTGCCGATAAATACACCGGAGAAAACAAAGGAACTGTCGAAATGGTTCGGGGTTTAAAAAATGAAGGATTTGTTCACGCTTACAAAATAAGCAAAACAAAATCGGTGATGTATTGGTTAACATCAATGAAAAAAAAGAAGATTCACATCATCAAGAACCATCTTTATAAACAAGCGCTCAAAGAGCAGCAGAATTATAAAATGAAAGAGATTGGAGGTATTTCAATCAACCAACCTGTTGACAAATGGAATCACATTTGGGATGCAGCACGTTACGGACATATAGCACACAATGGCCAAGGTGTAACCGTGTTGAAAATGTCTAAAGAACAACTCGAAAAATTAAACTATTAAATAAATCACTATGGAAGAATTATTGGCATTATTGCTGTCAGACCCACAAAAGGCTATTGCAGCCATCAAAACGCAAAGCTTAAAAAAAGCTACCGACATTGAAAACTACGTCAAAGAGTACAAAGATTTTGACAGAACCCAACGCGATCAGCAAATTGAAACAATTCAAAAAGATAAATCAATATCAGATGGAAAAGTTTCTAAAATGGTTAAGATTTACATCAACCATTGTCAGAACATTGTAGAAACAATGGCAGCATTTACCATTGGAAAACCCATCACATTAATTCCTTCAGAGGAAAATGATTTGGCTAAGTTGATTAAGCAAATTTGGAGAGTGAACCGTATTGATTCAAAATTGCTTGATGCAACCATTATCAAGTTTTCACAAACCCAAGTCGCAATGCAATTCTATATTGTTGATGCTGGAGAAACTTCGCTTTTAAATAAAGTGTTGTCCTTTTTGAAACTTAAACCACAGGCAAAAGAAATCAAAGCTTTGGTTTTGGATAATACCAAAGGAACAATGACACCATATTTTGATGCCACTGGCGATATGTTGTTGTTTATGTGGGAGTACAAAGCTAAGGAAAACGACAAAGAAGTTTCAAACGTGCAAATTTGGAGTCAAACTAATATGCTTCACCTAAAAGACAATATTGTATTTCAAAATCTTCCTCACGGATTTGATAGAATTCCTATTGTTTACGATTCCCAAGATGAACCGCTTTGGTACACCGTGAAATCTCCTATCGATAGACACGAAGTAGCTTTATCAAAATTAGGTGATGCCAATGATTATTCTGGACATCCAATATTGATCACAGAAGGGAAAGACATATCGATGCCGGAAAAATCAGAAAGCGGAAAACATTTTAATATTCCTATTACATTAGGTGGAGAAGATAATAAAACTATCATCAAAGGCGATGTTCGATTCCTTGAAGCCCAAACAGCTCCAGAAAGCAACAAATTAGAATTAGACAAATTAGAAGATACAATTGCTTATGGTTCCGGTGTTCCTAACCTATCCTTAGAGAAATTAAAATCATTGGGTAACGTGGCAGAAAAAACAGTGAAGCTTATGTTTATCGCCACCGATATTAAAGCGGCTCTCAAACAATCAGCTACAAGAACCTTTATCGAAAGATGTTTGAATATAATCATTTCTGGTGTGACCAAAACCACCAATACAACGATGGCCACCGAAGGTAAAGCATTGTATTACGATATTCAATTCAATTCTATTTTGCCATCTGATATTGCTGAAACGGTTACTTATCTTAAGACTGCTGTTGAAGGTAAATTCGTAAGCCAAAAAACAGCCATCAGTTTAATTGATTTGGTGGATGATCACGATGCAGAATTGCAACAAATAGCTTTGGAAAATAAAGTTGAGGTAGTTCCGCCAGTAGTGTAATTATGAGCCAAAGCAAAAAACAATCGGTACTGGAAAGCACAATTCAAACATTGATAGGATTAGGCACATCAATTTTAGTTCAAATCACAATATATCCTTTGATGGGTATTCCAGTATCGTTTAATCAAAATCTAATCATTACAGCAGTTTTTTTCGCAGTTAGTATGATTAGAGGATATTTAGTAAGAAGGTATTTTAACCGTAAAATAAAGTAAAAATGAAATATATAATTTTTTGGATTCTCTACGAATTTATAAGGTCAAAGGTAATTTCATTATGGTATAGTAAGTAAAAACAATTAAAGCAAAAGTAAAATGGAAATTCAAAAGTCAAAAGAGTACAGCGTGTTTGGAAACATCATCGGGAACCGAGTGTTGAACCAAAACAAAATTGAAAAGATTAGTAATGATGTCAACAACGGTTTCAATATGCTTCCGTTTTGTCCTATCGTAGTATCTGAGCAAGAAGGGATTTATCACATCATCGATGGCCAACACCGTTTTGAAGTGAGCAAACAAACTGACAACCCAGTGTATTTTGTTGTGTGCAATACGCTATCATTAAACCAAATTGCACAACTCAACAGTCGTGGCGAGAAATGGAAACCTAATGATTTCCTCAATTGCTACATCAAACTTGGTATTCATGATTATGGAAAAGTCCTTGAAACTATGCAAAAGCATAAAATAGCTATCAAACTAACCATCGATTTATTGATGTACAATAATCCGAAGGCAAAATCAACGGATGTATTTCAATCGGGTGACTTCAAATGCAATTTCTTTGATGAAACGGATTCGTTATTGACTTTAACAGATGAATTGTTTGGGCAGTATCGTTTCTCGAAAGATAGAAACCTCATTGGAGCAGTTCAGGAACTATTGAAGCAAGGACTTTGCGATTTTGACAAACTGAAAAACAAAATTGCCGAAGCTCCAATGGTAATGGATAGACAAGTCAGCATCAAATTGTATATGTCAAACATCGAAAGGCTTTACAATCACAAAAACTCAATCAGACAAGTAATTTTTAAATAATAAGTAACAAAATGGACAAAGCAGAGATTATCGGAAAAGTATATTTCAAAACTGAAGTAGAAACCATTGGAGCAAACCAAATGAAAAAGCAAATCTTGGTAGTAGAAACAGACAATCAATATCCTCAAAAACTACCTATCGAATTCATCAAGGACAAAGTTGATCTATTGAATAACCTTCAAATTGGCCAGCAAATAAAAGTAAGTGTCAATGTGAAAGGGAATGAGTATCAAGATAGAAACCAAGTAACTCGATTTGGATTGAGTTTTCAGGGGTGGAAAGTAGAGTAATTTAAAAACAAATATATGAAAGCAAGCGATTTAAAAAAGAAAAGTATTGATATTTAATTAATATACAAAGAAATAGAAGCAATGAATTCAGCAGGACAATTTAAACACGCTATACCTCATTTTATTTATGTAAGCGATGAGGTTAAACTTAAATTGATGGCAGACGGATTTAAAGTTTATATCGGAAATTGGGGTGGTTTTTCTCCGAACGATTTAATTATTGAATGGTAAAATAAGCCTATAAGTTGATTTTAAACCACTCTATTTTAGGG